ACTTAGTTACATTCAATAACATCAATCGACCACTATCAAGATAGACTCTAATTTGCATCTTTTCTCCTTTAAATTTTAGACTTAACAAAGCAGTCAATACCTTTCAATAAAGACGGATTTCTTTATTATTTTTCACAACAATTTTAATAAACTACGAAATTAAATTTAACTATGTTCTTGACTGCTTGACTAAATCTAAATAGATTTTGAATGTTTTTACGGCGATTCACACCTAGCTGTATTTCACGGATATACAATCAACCTATTTTTATAGAGACTTTTACTCTTGACAGTTTTAAAACCTTTTGGTTTTGTAATTTTAATGATACTAATAGTATCTTTAAATAAAGCTTAATAATTTACTAATAGTATCATTTTTGAAAGATATGATTTAATTTTTGAAAATAAGATTGAAACGAAAGAAAAAGATTTTATTTCGAAAAGATATAGTTATATTTAATTTTGTATAATTCTAAAAAATTAAAGGAAAGCTTTGAAAAAGTTACTAATATTTGTAGTTTTATTATCAACTACTGTTTTTGCAGAATCATTTAGTGAGTCAAAAAAACTGTTAAAAGAAATATATAAAGACCATCAAACAACTTTTTATTGTGGTTGTAAATATAATCCATCTAATAAAGATAATATGATTGATAGAAATAGCTGTGGTTATGTTCCAAGAAATGAATTAACTAAAAAAGGTAAAGAGAATGAAAGAGCCAATAGAATAGAATGGGAACATATAATGCCTGCTGAAAACTTTGGAAGACATTTATCTTGTTGGAAAGATGGCGGAAGAAAGGCTTGTTCTAAAGACCCTATATTTAATAAAATGGAAGCAGATATGCACAACTTAGTTCCTGCTATTGGTGAATTAAATGCTGATAGAAGTAATTTTAGATATGGAGCAGATAAACCAAAAGTTGGAATGTATGGTGAGTGTAAATTTGAAGTTGATTTTGATGCTAATAGAGCTTATGTAAGAGATGAAATAAAAGGTGATATAGCAAGAGCATATCTTTATATGAGTAAAACATATAATATTAATTTATCTGACCAAGAAAGAAAATTAATGGAAACTTGGGATAAGCAAGACCCAATAGATGAATGGGAAATTGAGAAGAATAAAAGAATTGAAAATATTAAATAAATTAAGTTGTATAAGTTTATAATTTGTTATCTAACCATAAGGAATATTTAATGAAGAAGATAGCTTTTTTTGTTTTATTGTGTGCAAGTATTAATTTATTTGCTGATAACCATGTGAATGGGTATTATAAAAGTAATGGTACTTATGTAAATGGATATACAAGAAGTAGTTCAAATAGTACAAAAAGTGATAACTTCAGTACTTATGGAAATGTTAACCCTTATACTGGAAAAATGGGAACAAAGACTTATGATGACTATAACAATTATGGTCGTTCTAACTCGAACAGCAATAGCAATTATAATAGTTCAGGCTACAAGAATACTTATGGTAAATAGGAGGTTAAATCCTATTTACAAATAGTCTCACAAGGAATACCGTCTTTATCTCTATCTAGTCTTGATACTCCACACTCTCGTAGATAAAACATTGCTTCTTTACAACTTTTCATCTCTTTACAAGTTTTTTTACCTTCACACTTGAACTCTTGTTTTACTTCTGTTTTTTGTTTCTTCGTTTCTGCTGAGAATAAAGAAACTGATAACATAAGAATTAAAAGAAATTTACTCATAATTTATCCCTCCTTAGAATAATAAATTCTAATATAAAAATATTTAAAATTGAATAGGACAGTTGTATTTATGATAAAATAGGTCTTTAGACTGATAAAAGCCCTTTGGAGCCTTAGGAGTTTAGGAAGAAGTAAAACAACTTTATAAAACTTGAGTCGTTTAAACTCAAATATATTGATTATTTTCTTACATTAAGATATGATAGTACATCTTAATATAAAGGAATAAAAATGGCAAAATATTATATTTCATATAATCGTTATAAACTTGATCAAAAAGGTAATAAAATAGGTGTAGTTGGAAGCGCTGTAACAGTTGAAGCAACTTCTGATTTTATGGCTTTAGAAATTATTAAGGGTAAACATCCTGGTTTCAATATAGAGGTAAAAAGTATTAAACAAAAATGAGAGCTCGTTTAATTTAATAAATATATAAAATTAGATAATAAAGGATAAGAGTACTTCTTCTTTTATCCTTTATATAAAAATATATCAGTTTTCTATATAATCCAATAAATAAGCTTCTTTAATTTTATTTGTTACTCCATCTTTCACAAGTTTTATTTTTAGTTGAACTTGTTCTTGGTTTTCTGCTTTTGTAATTAACTGCATTCTTTTATTTACAGGCATGGGTAAAGAATTTAATTCTTTTGTAATACCATTAATTTTAAATTCTTTTCCTGGACTTCTAAAATAATATTTGTCAATATCAAAATAGTCTGTTATTTCTTCTTCTATATCATTAATAACTGGTGGAACGTATTCAAATCTTGTAGTATCATTTCTTGTTATTATTTCTTGTGTATTATTTAAAATAAGAGTTTCATTTTCTCCTAATTTATTCGCTATTATTTGTTTTGGTTCATTAACAGCTTTTTGAATAATTGCATTGTTTGCAACATTTTGCATAGCTTCAACAGTTTTATTAATAGTGTCTAAATATCTAGCTTGTTCTTCTCCTGATAATCTTTGAGAAGTTTCTCTTGATTTTATTTCAAGACTTTTATTTCTATGTTCTAGGAATTTCGAAAATCCTAAATATGAAACCCAACCTCCTGCTATTCCAAGAACTGCATACAATTGATGAATACTTTCCATATTTTTTAATACCTCTGATAATCCAATAAGTTCTGTTAGCAGCTCTAAAGAACCACTTTCCAATTCAAACTTTAATACTTTTGCTTCTTCTGGTATTCTAACATTAAAAAGCTTTTCTATCTCTTTTAAAATTTTATCATAATTTTTTTGTTCAATAAGTACTGTTTCTGCAACAAATTTGTCAATAAACCTTGGATCATAATTTTCAAAACGACCACCGTTTAATTTTAATTTGAATGGAATTGGTTCAACCTCACCTAATTCAAAATCTTCATTATTTAAAATAGCTTCTTCAACTATCTTTAAATCTTCAACATTCCTTATGTTTATTACTCTTGGCATTTTATCCCTTTATTTAATGTATGTTTCCCATATAATCAAGTCTAAGCTTCTAACCTATCTATAACATTTACTAACTTATCTTTAAAATTATATATATCTTGTAGTTTTTCAATAGGATATTTTTCTTCTTGTTTATCTTCAATGTGTAAAGATAAATATTTTTGTTTAGTATTAAAATATAATCTTGCTATCCATTTTCTATTATTATCATCTAATAAAATTCCAAAGTAGCTTTTAGTATCTCTTGCAGCTATTCTATCTAAATCTATTTTTTCAGCCAAAATTGATTTAACTATAAAGAATCCTTGTATTTCTTCTTCTGTTGTTATGATGCCATTATCTTCTTCAGTTTTTTCTGCTTCTTCATTATTACCATCTATTTCAACTGTTAATTTACTTTTTAGAGAGTTTATTTTATCTTGTGCCATATCTGTAACAATTTCACTAAAAGCAGTTTTTACATAAGCTTTAAACTCATCCATTATATTTTGTCTTAATGGCTTATCTGTTAGTCTTGAAGCAAATAATCTTACAAAATCTTCACTAGGATTTTTAACTTCTTCTTTGAAAATATTTTTAATTGCACTAACATATTTTTTATTTTCAGCACTTGCTAAAATTTTATCAATATCCAAATTTGAACTTATGAATTTTTCTAGTTCTTTTAAATCTCTATCTTTTATATTTAAAATATTGAATGTAAAAAATGGAGTTGTATCCATTTTATTTGGTTTTTCTAAATCAGTAAAAAATCTGTATTCTATACCGTTTGTTAAAATAGCAAATCTGCACTCTGTAACAGTAAAATATCTTTCAAGTTGTGTTGCATGAATATCTAAATTTTCTGTATGTGATTTAGCCTCGATTAGAATAAGTGGTTGATTGTTATACATTATTGCATAATCAACTTTTTCATTTTTTTTCTTGCTTATATCAGCTGTAAACTCAGGTATAACAACAGTTGGATTAAAAATATCATATCCTAAAGCACTAATAAAAGGCATTATAAAAGAATGTTTAGTAGCTTCTTCTGTTAAAACATTTCCTTTTAAATCAATAATCCTTTGAGATAGCTCTTTTAATTTTTCTACTAATTCCATTCTTTCTCCTTCAGTTTATTTTAATTATATCAAAAAAAATTATTTTTTGAAGACTATTTTAAAATTTATTTTTACTTATTCCATATTTGTAAAATATAAAGAACAATTATTTAAAGAAACCTATTAGGGCTATTATTAAACCAATTCCCCCTAAATATATAGATATCTTAGATAATTTATTACTTTGTTCATTCCTTTTTAATAGTTCTTGATATCTATTTGTTACTATATCTTTTAACTCAGAAATACTTCTTTTATCAACTTCTGATAAGTTCACATTTTTAGATAAACTTTTTAGTATTTCTCTTTCTCTTGTATTTAAGCCAAAGAATTTTTTTTCTTCTGATAGTTCATTTAAAATTGTAGATAATAATGATGATAACTTCTCTTTGTCATTGTTATATGTTTTTTGTTTTTTAAATAATCTTAGTATAGCATTGAACAGAAATGGTTCATAATATTTTGTTTCTTTTTTTAATAAATTCCCTTGAATTTGTTCAATAAGTCTAATTATACGTTTAATATTGTATTCATCAAGTTCATCTATATTCATCCTAAATTGATATGTGTCTAAGAATATGCTTTTTATATCATTAAGTGAGTATTGCTTTTCTATATCTAAGTCTAAAATTTCATTTTGGAATTTCAAATCTCTTCGTATATCGATATAATATATTATCAATATTGTTAAAAGAGGGCCAAAAACTAGCAAAAGTTCCATCATTATTTATCTCTCCATAAAATTATTGATTGTATAATCATTTATAACTTTAATAATATTTTTTCATAAAATGGTAAAATTAAGATTTAGTTTTTAAAAAACTAGAAATTTCTTTTAAAACATCTTTTATATTGTTTGATTCAATTTTTTCTCGTTTAAGTTCTATGGTACTTTCACCTTTTTTTAGTATGAAATTCCTTTCTGTTTCTACAAGAACTTTAAGAGCTTCTTTCATAGATTCATCATTTTTAGTGATGTATGCAACTTCTACTGCAATAAGTTTTGATTCTATATTTGTGAGTTCATTTTGAAAATATTTGATTTCATCAAGACCTGTTTTATATAATTGTAAAAAGAAATAGGCAAACAATTCAATGATAAATACAAAAGAAAGTCTTGGTAACATTTGTATAAATATCTCAATAGAGTCTTTTTTTATTCTTTCTCCTTGATGGGAATATGTTAAGAATGATTCTGAATTAAACATATCAATGCTAATAAAAAGCATGTAAATACCCAAAAAGCTTATAATCATTCCTATTGTAAGACTTATATTTGCCCTAAGATTCAACTTTCTTATTTCTTCATTTATTCTTTTAATTGAAAAGTGAAATGAATTTTTGATTGTTTCTAATCCTGATATTTCAGTTAATTTATTTAGATTCTCATCAAAAATTGCTTTTATAGTCTCAGTTTGTACTTTATCAATAATATTTGTTTTTAATGTATTCTTTTCATCATCTGTAAATGTATTTTTTGATTCAATTGTTTTTATCTCTTCAATAGTTGAATCAATCTTTTTCTCTAATCTTTTTAATTCATATATATCATGTACAGCTATTTTTTCTTCTTCTCCAGATTGAAGATAAGCCATAACAATAAAAAAAATAAGTAATCCTACTAAAATAACTATAGTGTCTATTACTTTTGGATTGGAGTATTCTAAATAATAAATTCTTAATGAAAAACTAATCCCTAAACCAAACGTAATTAATGCCATAACAATAAAAAATTTTTTGTTATACATTGCATCAAATAAATTATCAAGCATATAAAGTATATATTTCAATCACGATTCCTTTTAATTTTTTAACAAATCATAAATCAAATATCCAATAATACAAATCAGAGTAAAAGTCAAAGAGGCTTTAAATCTAAATATTAGGTATTTATTGTCTGAGAGCATTATTGTTCTTTGTTTTTAGAATATGCAAAATACACCCAAATTGTTCCAAATACAATGATTACAGGAAGTATTCCATTGTTTACAAATTCTTTCATAGAGTAACTACTTTTAGGAAACATGATTAATAACCATATGGTACTTAGAACAAGTAAAAATCTTATAAAAATTTGTTTTTTATTTTTTTGTATATAGAAGTAGTGAAATAACCAAATAAAACAAAATATAATGATTATAAAAATATTTATTCCCAACATAGTATCTACTATATCATTTCTTTTATTTAATTCATAAGCTAATACTTTATCTATATAATTAGCTATGTTTATTTTTGCCTCATCTTTATTGATATCTTCATTCATTTTTAAATCTTTGAAAGTTTGATAAGTCATTGTTTCTAAAATATCTTGTTTGAAACTATAAGCATTTAGATTGTATGCTATATTTAAAAATAAAAAGGCTAATAATATCAAAGAGATAATTTTATAGTTTTTCATTTCAGTTCCTTGCTTAGGATATTACTTTAAAAATATTAAAGCAATAAAACAAAAAGTTGTATAGCTTATTATTGCTAAAAAAGTTTTTCCAAGAGTGCATTTTTAAACCCTATTAATCATTTTTAACCTTGCTGCTCTATTATTAAACTTTAATTTATTAACAGACACAACTTTGTGATAAGTTAACTTATTTAATGTTTCTTCATCATCAAGTCTAATAGTTTTTATTTTAAAACATTCATTAGGGTTATATGGAACAAATTGCATAATATGAGCCTCTTTATCAATAACTAATACTTTTATTGCACTTTCTGCATCTATTTTGTAATATACCATATCTCCATGCTGACATTTAACATCTGGGTCAATTATAACTTCATCTCCATCATCAATTTCTGGACTCATACTATCACCATTCGCTATTACACAATAGAGTGATGATTTCCAAAATTCACCATTATAAAATGCTGTTCTACCACTTTCTTGTAAATGATTTATATCACAACCACCACAAGATGCAGTTCCTATAACTGGAACTGGTCTAACTGATTTCTCTTTTCCTATAAGATTAGAAGCATCAATTTTTAAAAATTCTGTAATTTTTTCTAATTGTTTAGGATTAGGATTTCTTATATCATTACACCAATGAGTAATTAGTCCTCTTGATACTTCTAAATATTCTGATAATTCTTTATTTGTAATATTTTTTTCTTTTAATATTTTTTTTAATCTTTCACCAAAACTCATATATAACCTTTGTATTTTACTAATAGTATCATTTTATAAGATACTATAAGTATCAAATTTAAATGAAATTAATACTTTATTAAGTTTACTATTAGTATCATTTTGGAATGAAAAAAAGTAAAAATTTAAAAAATATATTAATTGATTACTATTCAGTACCAATGATTAATAGAATATTGAGAGGAGAGAGAAAACCATCATATGAAATGATGTTAACTCTTGAAAAAGAACACAATATTCCATTTTGTGCATGGCAGGATATAGAATCTTTCATTTTCAAAAATATACCAAACAACAAAAACAAAAAAAAGGTTTGTGAGGAAGAAAAATAAATGAAAAATTATGAAGAAGAATTACATTATAGAAGATTGAAAGCTAAGCTTATTGCAATTTCAAATGCAAGAAATGTTAAATGGGCTAATTACTATGCTAATTTACTAGAAATAGGAGGAACTACACCCGAGCAAGTATTTAGAAATTACTTTAATGATGCAAACAAAAAGTTTAATAGTGAACAATTATCAATAATTTATAATGATTTGGAAGAGCATAAAAATATTGAAATATTTACACAAAGAGAAATGCAAATGGATATTTTAAAAGCTACTGCACAAATGGGAAAGATTATTGAGAAAATGAATAAACACTTTGACTTAAAAAATGAAATAGAACTGCATGAGATTTTACCAATAGTTCCAGAGGCAAGAGAGTTATATAGTCAAGCTAAGTTACTTTATTTAAGAGTTGAAGAAACAAAAGTAAATTTATAAGAGGAGTAGAGAATGAAATTAATTATAAATGGAATTGCTAAACATTTCCAAGATATAAAAGATAAAAAAACAAAAGTTAAATTAACTAACCTCGATTTAAAAGGTGAAAAACCTATAAAGCTATCTTTTAATTAAATAGCTTTGATTAGGCATATATTTTTCATGGTCCTGGTTTATATATGTCTAACAAAAGCTATTAAGCTTTAATGTGTTTTAAGAAATTTTTCCTTTATTGGATTAGAGTGAGTTTTGATTGGCGTCCTTTCTCACTCTAATTTAAAACACCCATCAAATGGTGCAACTTATTTTATCTAAAAAATCCAAAGTTGCTAACAAAAATACCTTTTACAAACTAACTACTCGTATTTATTCCTCCAAGATTTTTGGGGTAGTTAGTTGGTTTGTAAAGGCAATAGTATCTTGGAGGATATTATGAGTGAAAATCCAAACTATTACGCAATATTAACTGCAGAAGTAAGATACGATAAAAGACTTAGTCCTAATGCTAAACTACTATATGCAGAGATAACAGCCTTATGTGGAAAAGATGGTAAATGTTGGGCTAAAAATTCATACTTTGCTGAACTATATGAAGTATCTAAAAAATCAATTTCAAGATGGGTAAATGAATTAGTTGAAAATGGTTATATAAAATCAAAAATTATTTATAAAAAAGATACAAAAGAGATAGAAAATAGATATTTAACTTTGTCTAATGGTACGGACAAAAATGTCAATACCTATGGACAAAAACATACAGAGGGTATGGACAAAAATGTGGATACCCCTATGGACAAAAAGGTTATAGATAATAATACAAGAGAGAATATTATAAATATAATAGAAGAAAAAGATAAAAAAGAAAATCCAAATCCTAAAGATGATTTGCTTGAAGAATTTATTTCAGATAATCCAACTCTAACTGAAAAAGAAGAAATAATAGCTTTAGATTTTATTCAGTACAGAAAGAAAATCAAAAAACCTTTGAAGACTATCGAGCCATTAAAAGCCTTTTTCAAAGCTTTATCAGAATTACAAAATTTAGGATACTCGATTGATTACTGCATTGAGCAAATGAAAGCTAACGAATGGCAAACAATCAAACCTGATTATATTCATAAACCACAAAAGGTCGAAAATAACAGACCAACTAAGCAAAATAAAACAAAAGCTTTCATTGAAGATTACTACAAAAGAAAAGCAGAAAATAAAAACAATCCTGATGAAAATATCATCGATACAGAGGTGATGTGATGAGCCAAAATGTTTTTTTAAATGAGAGTAAATTAGCTTTACATTTTGCACAAATTCTAAATATTTCGATTGATGATGATATTACGATAATGGATATTGAGAGTGAATTAAACACAATTGATAATCTTGTTAGTTTTAGGAATTTTGTTAAAGAAAAATTTAATTATGAAAGATTTAGATTTTTGACTGGTTATCAAAAATTTTTAGCTTTAGTAAAAGAGTTCAGAAAAGATGAATATAAACTTGATGAAGTTGCACAAGAAAAAGTAAATACCTTTGCATACAAACTTTATAAAAAAACAGTAGATATATTTGAAGAAGTTAATTTATTAATTCAAAATGGACATGATATAAGAAGTAGAACAGTATCTTTTTATATTTCTGAAATTCTTAAAAATCAACCTAAAGAAATCCAAGTTTTAGAATTAGTAGGGAAAAGAGAATATCTTTTAAGATTATGTAATTCAAGTAAATTAAAACTAGAAATAGAGATAAAAAAAGCAGTTGAGAAGTTAGCTTTAGAAAAACAATATCCACAACTTGTGAATAAAAAAAGTTTTGAGGGATTAGAAACTATTAAGAAGCTTCAAAGTGGGTTAAGATGAGAGTTAAACCAAAAAAAAGCAAATATCATAATAAAAAAGTTTTAAGAACTTTACCTAATGGTGATCTAGTTCAATTTGATTCTAAGAAAGAGGGACTAAGATTTGATAATCTTTTGATTATGGCAAGAAAAGGACTTATTAAAAATCTTACATTACAGCCTGAGTTTGAAATCATTCCTCAAGTGAAACATAATAAAAGAACTCTTTGCAAAATAAAATATATAGCAGACTTTAAATATGAACAAAATGGAAAAATTATTGTTGAAGATGTAAAAGGATTTAAAACAGATGTTTATCAATTAAAAAAGAGATTGTTCCTTTTACAAAATCCAAATATTGAATTTAGAGAGATATGAATGAGTAAAAATCTAAAGCCTTATACAACTCAAATAAGACCAAGTGTAACAGTTGATACAGCTATTACACTTGAGGCATTAGCAAAAGATAATCCTTTAGGTCTTACTCTAGAGCAATTATTAGAAGAAAGTCCAACCTTTAAAAAAAAGAAAGAGCAACTCCGAGAGTTTAAAGAGGGTTGATTAATTATTCCCATGTATTAAAATTTTATATGGCTTTCCAGATTTGCTTGTTCCTACAATGGTTAAAGTATTATTATTTGTATTAAAATTTATATTTTGCCATTTATCAGAAAAGGAAACATGAAATATATCAGAATCTAAATCTAAATTAATTTGAGAAGAAAACTGAGTATGTTGTGTTGGAAAACTAACCTTTGCTAATCCGTTATAGCTTAATTCACCATCCTTATAATACTTTACTATAAAGTCTTTACTAACAACAGAGGGATTGATTGATATACGATTATGTACACAAAATTTTTTAGCTTCATCATTCATTGGATAATCCTTTTTATTTAATTATATCAAATTTAATATCACCATATTTCACTCCCTTATTTATTCCCTAAAAATCCATAGAATTAAATCTATGATTTAAAAAATAAAAGGACAAAGAATGAGTGATTTAGCAAAATTAAAAGAAGAAGCAACAGCTTTAAACATACAATTCCCAAGTAATATTACTTATGAGAAGTTATTACAAAGAATAGAAGCAGTAAAAGCATTACAAAAGGCAAAAGAAGAAGAAAACAATCCAAATGATGGTGAAGAAAACAATCCTGATGAAATAGATAAATCTGCAGACCCAGAAGATAAAGAAACTAATCTACAAAAAAAGATTGATGAATTACAAGAAGAACAAGAGCAAGAAGACACTTTAATTAAAAGAGTTTCAAAGTGTGGAAATTATAGAGTGAAGATAAAAGGATTAGAAGAAACTGCAAGAAGAAGTGGAGTTACTATTGAAGATTTAAAATCAGTATTAGGAACTGGAAAACTATTAAATAACTTCACTTTTGAGATAGCTTAGTAAGGGTTATATCTTGTCTTTGAAGTTAACTCCAAAACAAAAGCTATTTTGTGATTACTACCTTATTTCATTAAATGCAACAGAAGCATCAATAAAAGCTGGATATTCAAAGAAAACAGCTAAAGAGATAGGTGCTGAAAACTTAACAAAACCTAACATCAAAGAATATCTACAAAATTCGATGAATAAAAGGGCTGAAAAGTTAGAAATTACAGCAGATAAAGTTATAGGAGAAATAGCAAAACTTGCTTTTGCAAATACAACTGATATTTTAGAAATAACAGATACATCAATAAAAATAAAAGATTTATCTGAACTTGATACAACTTGTATTTCAAGTGCAGAAGAAGTTTTCGACAAAGATGGTTGTAGGGTAGGGGTAAAAGTAAAACTTCACGATAAAACTAAGAATTTAGAGTTGTTAGGTAGACACTTAGGATTATTTAAAGACAAGGTTGAACACTCTTTTGATGAACAGGTACAAGATTGGTTAAGAGGTAAAATAAAATGATTACATCTTTATATCCTTTAACTAATCCATTTATTTGGAAATCAAAATATCTAAATACAATAAGCCTTGAAGAATTTATAAAGTTAGAGTCAAGAGAACAAGTTAATTTAATATCTTCTAGTTTTTCAAATTTTTTAAAGTTTGGTGTTGGTGTAAGTCCAAAAGATGAACAATTAGCAGACTTTATTTTTGAAATTGATGAAGCTTTAGAAACTAATGAAAGAACTGCAATAAGTGTAAGAAGTGGACACGGAACTGGGAAAACATTTATCTTAGCAAATCTAGCAAATTTTATTGGATTGACAGAAGAAGATGCAAAACTTGTTCTAACTGCACCAGTAGCTGCTCAATTAGAAAATCAATTAATGCCAGAAGTTAAAAAGTGGGCAGATAATTTATTCCCATTAATTAGACCACTTGCAGATGTAAAAGCAAAACACGCAACTTATGGAGTAACTAAAAAGAATAAAGCAGTAGCAAGAACAGCAAGAAAAAATAATAGTGAAGCTTTAGCAGGAGTACATGGTAGTTTTGTATTGTATATCATTGATGAAGCAAGTGGAGTTGATAATAAAATTTTTGAAGTAATTGAAGGTGCTTTAACTGGTGATAGATATTTACTTGTAATGTGTTCAAATCCTACGAGAACTGTTGGAAGATTCTATGAAACTCATACTAACCCCAAAATGATTAATCATTATAGGAGAGTACATTTAGATTGTGAAAAATCTGCAAATGTGAAGCCTAAATGGGTGGAAGATATGAAAGAGAAGTATGGAGAAGATAGTGATACTTATAGAGTAAGGGTAAAAGGTAAATTCCCTAAATCACAAACAGATGCATTATTTAATCCTGATATGTTGGCTGATTTCTTTAATGATAAAAGAATTATTGATGATAATGGACTTAATATTTGGGGTAATGATATCGCTAGATATGGTGATGATAAAACTCAACTATATAAACGAAAAGGTTATCGAGGAATTGGTTTTATAGGTTGGTCTAAACTTGATACTATGGAAACAGCATCAAAGGTTACAAGTGAATACAATGTGTCTTATGAAAAGCCTGATTATATCAATGTAGATACTAATGGTCTTGGTGTTGGTGTATATGATAGATTAAATCAAATAGGATTAAGAGGGATAGTTCAAGATTGTAATTCAAACTATAAATCTACTAAAAATGAATACTTAAATAAAAGAACTGAAATGTATCACAATTTAGCTGATGCAATAAAAAAAGGTGCATATACTCCTTATGATGCACAACTTGAAGAAGAACTACTAGCAATTACTTATCAAATCACAGATAATGGAAAAATAAAGCTTGTAGCAAAACAAGAGATAAAAGATGCTCTTGGTAGAAGTCCTGATAAATCAGATGCAGTTGCATTATCTTACTTTGAAAATTATCCTCCTAAAAAAATAGTAAGCAATGAAGAAATGGCACAAAAATATCAATCAGTCGAAGTTCCTCAAGGTGCGTGGTAATGAGTGCAAATAATTTTAATGTATATGAACTATTAGTTTCAAATATTGGTGAAGAAAAAGCATTTGAACTTTGTGAGAAATTAGGAGGAATTGATTTAACTATTCCAACAAAAGCACATAAGACATATAGAGTAAGAGTATTAGTGAATAAACATAAAGAGATATTGAAAGATGAAAATAAGAAAAATAGATTTGTAAAAATGTTCTCAAAAGAGTTGAAAATCTCAAAGAGTGTTATTTACAAAATTTTAAAGGAAAATGAAAATGATTGATGAAAAAGACAAATCAAGATTAGTTGAAATGATTACAAGAAGTAAAGCAGGACTTGATTCTGTTATGCCTCACTTTATAGATTTATTTAATGCTTATCAAGCTTTGTTAGATGAAAAAGCTATTAGATATCTTGATAGTAAAGGAAAAAGCAGAATACCTTACTATCTTATTATGACTAAACTGCAAAGAATTCATGCAGACTTTGTTGAAGCATATTTTACAAATAAACAATTTGCCAAAATAAGCAATAAGAAGAGTTTAAAAGGTGTTTATTACGATGCTACAACTGATAGCTTTGTACCTTTTACAAGAGGATTGTTTGATGGTATGTCAATAAATGCAATAAACTCTTTACAAAATGCAATCGATTTTTATACAACAGAAGATGATGACGATAAAAGTTGTTTATATGATCCATTAGTAAAAGTTCTCAGACAACTACAAATATATGGAACTGGAATAATAAAAGTTTATTGGGATTTTGAAAGTGATGGAATTGTTTTAGAAAAGATAGAACTTAAAGATATTTCATTTGATACCGAAGCTGTTAGTTTTAAAGATTGTAAGTATTTAGTACATGATATGTATTTAACAAAGAATGAAATATTAGAACATAGAGATAGTGGATTATTTGCAAGTGATGCTGAATATGAAAGAATAAATGAATCTAATGGAACAAATACATTTAATCAAAATCCAAATGAATTTAAAAGATTTAAAGTTCAAGAAATTTACGAAAAGCAAAAAGGGAAATGGTATGTATCTACAATTTGGAATAAAGAAATAGTTTTAAGATTTAAAGCTGAATTACCTGATGGCTTACCTTTTATTGTTGGAACATTGAAAGAACAAGAAGTAAAACCAGATGGTAGTGATAATAGTGTAAGAGTATATGGAGATAGTATTGTCGCTCCACTAATTCCTATACAAAGAGAAATGATTGTTATTAGAAATCAACAGTTAGACATTATAGATAGACAGTTAAATCCAAGATACATTATAAATGATAACAATATAAATCCTTTTGATTTTTCTAATCAAAAAATTTCAGCAATTAGAGGTAATGGGGAAGCTGTAAAAGAACTTCAAACTCCAAATATGAGAGATAGTAATTTCAATGTTGAAAGGTTAGGAGTTGAAGCCCAAGAAGTTATTGGAGTTACAGATTATAGTGCAACTGGTGCTAAACAAATGAATAAAACAGCTACTGGTATGTCTATACTTACAAGCGAATCAAGCAAAATTTTACAACATTTATTGAGAGGTGCAAATGAAACATTAATCAAACCACTATTTAGAAAAATATCTTATTTAGTGTGGAGTTATGGAAGTGCAGAGTTTTTTTGGGGAATTGATAGAACTCAAAAATTAGATTATCAAGTTGGAGTAGATGTAGGTCTAGGAGCAACGAATAAAGAAACAGCACTAAATGGTAAAACGATGGCATATTCTAAAATAATAGAAATGGCAAATTTAAAAGCACAAATAGGAATTAACCCACAAAAAGATTTTATAAAAGCTGAAAAGTTTTTACATCAAGAGATATTCCCATTATTGGGAATAGAAAATTATGAGGAGTATGGAAATGAAGATGCAACAGAAACTGGAAACAATCCAACAAACGGAAACATGGAAATTTATAATCCAATGTTTACAAGAGGACAAGAAGCAGTTAATGAACAAGGTGGATATGAACAATCCCAACAACAACCATTTTATAATGGCTCAAATTAAAACAATAGAGGAGTTTTTGAATTATCCAAATATTTTAATAGATAGATTGAATATTCAAGAACAAATAGCAGAAGATAAAGCAAAAGAAGAATTATATAAATCAAATTAAAAGGATAAGAAATGAGAAAATTTTACAATGTATTTATGGAAGAAATGAGTGATGGTACAGCATCAACTGGAATGGGTGCAACTGGAACAACAGAAACTACACCTGCTGTTCAAACTACAACAATGAGTGAGAGTGAAGCTTTAAATTTTTTAAGTGGTGCTAATAATGTAAACAATGAACAACAACCAAATGTGAATGAACAACAACCAACACAACCTCAAGAACAAAATGATTTTAATATCAATTTAGATGAAATAGATATGAGTATGTTTGGGAACTTTGAAGAACAAGTTAATCAAAATATTCAAAATCAACAACCGCAACAAGTTCAACAAACACAAATGCAGGAGCAAAATCCAACTACTCAACTGTTAGAGCAATTATTAGAAAAGTTGAATAATAATCAAAACCAAACTCTACCTGATGAAGATACAGAGGCTCTTAGTTTATTAGCTACAAAAATGCAAAAAGCAGGATTATTGCCAAGTGGAATAAGTGAAGAAGATAAGCAACTTTTACAAGAAATAAAAGCTATGAAAGATGAAATTAATCAACAAAAAGAGATACAAAAGCAACAAGTAGAACATCAAAATAAAATTAGTGCCATAGATAATTTCTCTAAAGAGTTGGAGCAAACAATACCAAATTACAATAATGATTTTATGATACAACTTGTTTCAAAAATTGCACAACAAAATCCACAAGCAGGACAACAAATTTTAAACAATCCTGCAATGCTTATATCTTTATGGAATAGGTACGGAGCGAAAGCACAACCAAAAGTACAACAAACAAATATATTAACTTCAAATGGTAGTAGTTCAAATAATGTAAATACAAATGAATTGTTTGAAAGAGTTAAAACTGGAAAAGCAACACAAGATGAGGAATTAAGACTAATAGCTAGTCTATAAATCCCCCTTATTTATCCAAAGAATAAAATATAAACTTTGGATAAAAATTAAAAAATAGGAGTTAACATGGATTGGGCAGGTGCTTTTTCTAACATTGGGAGCAAGGTTTTCGATGGGAACAATATAGCAAACTTTGGCAATTTAGCAAGTGGTGCAGGTACACTATGGGGTGCATATAATGCAAATAAATTGGGTAATGCACAAATAGATTTAATGAAACAACAAAACCAACTTTATTTGGATAAGTACGAGCAAGATAAAAAAGATAAACAGTCTTTAAATAATAGCTTTGCTAGTGTTTGGGGGAATTAATTATGCCTAAATTTGATGTTCCAAAACTTGCAGATTATAGTGGTGCAATACAAGCTAATCAAAGTTTTCAAAATGCTTTTAGAAATTTAGGACAACAATCTCAAGACTTTTTAAATTATGAAGAGAATAAAAAGCAAAATGAATGGAATAATGTTTTTAAGCAACAAAATTTTAATTATACAAAAGATAAAGACAATAGGTCTTTTGAGTATGAACAAAATAGGGATACTGTAAAAGATAATCAATGGCAACAAGGACATAATCTACAAAAAGATAGTTTAGCTTTTGACCAAAATTATAAAACAAATGTTTTCAACCATAATGTTAATCAAGACAATATCAATAATGGATATAAAGCTGATGAAATGAAATATAGATGGGCTAATGCCTTTAAGCCTGAATATACAACATTTAACGGAGTTGATGAGCAAGGTAATGCAACTATTAGTTTGTTAGATAAGAATAATGGAAAAATTGTAAATACTGGACAAAAAGTTTATCAATCTCCAAGACAATTAGATCCTGCACAAGTTGATTACTACAATATGAGAAATCAAGAAATCGCAGATAAAAGAATTGCTGAAAATGAGAAAAATTTTAGAAGTACACCAGAGTTTACAGAACTTAATGAGCAAGATAAATTAAATGCAATTGACATTTTAAGAACAACTGGAAAAGCTCCTCAAATATCACATGATAATAGTTTGTTTGGTAAAGGATATTACTTACCCAAAAATACAAATAAAGTTGATTTAAAAGCATTAGAAGATGCAATAAATAAATTATAGGATTTTAAATTATGCCAAAAGATAATAATGCTACATCGCAAAACTGGAATATAAAAGACCAAATAGAACAATCAAAAAAGATTAATCAAGACAATAAACAAACTATTGATGATTACAAAGCAAAAACAGAATCTATAAAAACCATTCAAAGTAGTTTAGATGAACTTGAAAATAGTGGACAAGATGTATCTGTATTAAGAAAAAAGTTTGATGAAAAGATTAGCAACAATGATTTAAGTTTTGGTGAAAAGTTAGGAGTTGTTGGAAGAAATATAGGAAATGATTACGTATCTTCTTTTTCAAAAGCTTTTGGTGGTAATTTAGAAAAAACATATAGTACAAATTTAGATGATATAAAACAAAAAAGAGAAGAAGTAATTAATCCTATTTCTACAATTGCAAGTGAAGTTGCACTTGATCCATTAACATATACACCTTTAAGTCTTGCAACAAAAGGAACTAAAACTGTAAGAATGGCTAAGGATTTTGGAAAAGGTGGAGCATTATCGGCAGGACTTTATACAGCAAAAGAATATGGTGATGATAATTATAAACCAACAGATAGTTTAATCGCAGGTGCATTTGGTGGAGCATTAAATGCAGGTATTGGAAGATTTATAAATAGAAAGAGTGTAGGTGATTTACCAAATGCAGATGTTACTAGTTCAGATGATATTGCAAATAAATTTATTTATGAACAAAAAAAAGTTAATCCCGAAGTAGTTACTAAACCTACACAACCAACAGCAGATGAATTAGTTCAAGAAAATATAATCAAAACAGATAATCAAGATGAAATAGCAAAAAGAATATATGAAGCAAATTTTAGAAATAAAGATGATTTAATAAAAACTGATGATTTAAAAACAAATAAAATAGTAAATCAAAATGATATTGAATTAGCACCAATAAAAGAAAAAAGTGTCTTACCTGATACATTACCTCTTAATGATAAAGAGGCAATGAAAGATATTATGAAATATGCAAAAGATAATAATGCTGTTGATGAGTTTATATCAAAACTTCCTCAAAATGCAAGAGTTGATGAAGTGAGACAAGTATTTGACAAGATGCCAATATCTCAAGTTAAAGAAACTAATGTACTAAATAAAATGAATCCACCAGAGCCTAGAAAAACAGATAGTGGAATATACTACTCAAATGGTACTCAAAGTTTTGGAGGTGCTAGTGTAGGTGGACTAGAATCAGAATTTAATCAAAGAGATTACAACTATGATGGTGAACATAATTATAAGGATAATGTTATTGGGGCTTTAGTTGGTGCAATTGGAATTAATGCAGCAAGAAAAATATTTCCTAATGCTTTTAGGGATAAAAATATAGATACTAATACTACTGGAATGTTTGTTGGTAAAAATCCAACAGATACTATAAGGGTAGATAATCAAGGGAAATATAAAATACCTTTAAATGAAGATGTAAAAGAGTTATCCAAAATAAAAACAGATGAACTTAACTTTAAAGAGTTTAACAATTTAGAAGCAAAACATAAAGAGCAAGGAATTACAGATAGTAAATCATTGAAAAGAATTATAGATAGAGTTCTTCAAAATCCAAATATATATGCAAAAGGTACTCAAAAAGATAGTAGTCTTGTGGCATTAAGAAAGAATGGAGCAGATGATATTGTAGTTGCTAATTCAAAAAATGGAAATGTAATAAGTGCTTTTAAGAATACAGATGAAAAGTATATGGATAAAATTATAGATAAGAGTATGAGTGGGCGACCAAGCTCCACAGTCCTCCGTCAGGGGGTCGACAGTACTACATCTTCTAAAGACGGATATAATGTAGTTTCACACTCTGTTGATAAAAGTATACCAAATAATATTTTAAATAGTCAAGATATTAAATTAAATGCAAGTCCAACTGTAAGTGGTGGAATAGTTGGTGCAATTACTGGTGCAACTTCTGATTTAGATAATGATGGAAAAGTAACATATAAAGATTTACTCTATGGTGCAATAGGTGGTGCAGGACTTACAAAAGGTGTATTAATGGCGAAAGATAGCCATATCATACAAAAGAGTAGAGAATTATTTAAAAAAGCAAGTGATACTGATTTTGCAGATGCTATTGTAGGTCATAAAATATATGAGAAAAAAGACTATATGAATTTAAGAGAAGATATGCTCAAAGCAAAAAATCAGAAACTAGAAGACTTCACACAACTACATGAACAATTAAAACTCCTTGATGATAGCACAAGAAAAGATATGTATAAATATATGAGTGGTCATAAGAATATAAATTTAGATACTAACATTAAAACATTAGCAGATAGTTATACAAACGAGATAAATAAGTTATCAAAAGAAATGGTGGATTTAGGAATATTAGATGAAGCACAATTTGACAAATTCAAGGATAGATATTTACATAGAAGATATGATAAAGATTTAAGCCAAAAATTTAACTCTTTATTCTCAAAAGGAAAAACAGTAAGTGGAGTTTTTTCAAGAGGTAAGGAGTGGAATGGTACAAAAGCAGAATATGAAAAGCTATTAAATAATGGCGAAATTGGTGATTTCTTTAATGGAAAAATAGAAGCCACTAAAATGCAAAATGGTCAATATAAATTTAGACAAGACTGGACAGATGAACAAAGAACAAAGTGGGGTGAAATTCAAGATATAGCATTTAGTTTACCTGAAACTTTGATGAGAAGTACAGAAATGGTACAACATGGAAAAATGTTAAAAAAGATAGTTGATGAAACTAAATATGTAAGTGATGAAGCACTAGATGGTTATGTACAATTAAATGGAAATAAATATGGAGCATTAAAAGGTAAATATGTACCTAAAGATATGGCTAGTGATATAAATGAATTTCATAGTGCAATATTTGGGAATGAGGGTGGTTTATTCAGCAAAGATGTTGTTGATGCGTATAAAGCACTTAGTTCTTTTTGGAAGAAAACTCATACAGTATATAATCCTATTGCACACATGAATAACTTATTATCAAATATAACTATGCAATTTGGTGCAGGAATAAATCCACATAAAGCAGTTAAAAATGCTTATAAAGGTGCTATTACTTCACAGAAAGTAAAACAATTTAGAGAATTAAAAGCTAAAGAACTAATAGGACTATCAAGTGAAGAAAGAGTTTCATTAAATGGATTAATTCAAGATGATGATATTAAATTATGGAATGAAGCACAAAGAGCAGGTTTATTTGGTAGAAGTGGATTGAATGATATTTTAAATCAGTATGTAAATCCAACAAAAGCAACTAATAGTTCAAGTTTAACTGGAACAAGAAAAGTATTAAATAAATTTGATGATTTAGCAAGTAGAGCATATCAAGGTGAAGATAATATTATGCGTTTTAGTATGCTTAAATCTTTAACAGAAAAAGGTAAAAGTTTAGATGAAGCAATAAAAGAGATTAATAATACTATCCCAGATTACACAAAACCAATGAGTAGATTAGCTAGATTTGGAAGAGATAGTATGTTAACTCCATTTATTAGTTGGACCTATTATTCAACTCCAATAATTTTGAAGCAATTCAAAGATAGACCTGAAAGAATTGCAGCTATTTATGCATCACTTTATGGATTAAATAAATTAGCAGGTATTGATCCATTTGATGAAAAAGATATACCACAACAGAACTTTGCTATGAAGAGAATACCAATATATAAAAATGGTAATGAAGTAACAACAATTAAAGTGGATAGATGGATTCCTCATAATGATATGTTAAATCCAATAGATATGGCGAAGAATCTAACAAATGGTGGAGCATGGAGAGCAATACCTGATATTTTAAATAATAGTAATTCATATTTTGGTGGTAAGATAACAAATAATGAGGGAGCATTAAAAGCTTATGATTTATCTAAATATGGTATTCAACAAATAACACCTGATATATTGGATAATGTTTGGAATTTAGCAGAAAGTAAAATGCTATCAAAAGAACAAAGAACAAAGAACCCAGTTATACAACCACGAACTACAACACAAGAATTATTGAAATTTTTTGGAATAAATAGTATGACCTATAACAAAGTTAATCAAGCAAGGAAAGTGGCTAAAGAGAAGATGAAATAATCTTCTCTTAGTTACACTTCATAAATTAAAGTAGTAATAGTATATAAATGTTTATTTTGTTCTACGTAAGAGTATTTTATGTCAATTACTTTTTTTATCTTATTTTTATAATAATCTAAAAAATGATTAACTTCATTTTCTGTTGAAGCTATACCAGCAAAATCACTAGTAACTCTACTTTTAAATTCTTTAACTTGAAACATTCTAGTCCTTTTATTTTAAAATATTAAAAATTATAACAAAAAAATAACAAAATATATACTTTCCAAAAATCCCCCTTATTTATCCACAAATAAACTTCTAAGATTTGAATAAAAATTACAAAGGAAGTTTAAATGCTAACAAATGGTAGAACTGATACATCGTATGTTGAATCAACTTTGCAAGGGGTAAATAGACCTCACGATAAAAAATCAATAATTGAAGTTATTGAAGTTATTGGAAGAGAAGATACTCCTTTATTATCAAAAGTTTCAACTGGTCAAAAGGCAACACAAAACAAACACTCTTGGTTACAAAGAAAGTTACCTGATGCAGATAGAAAACCTTTTGCTGCTGTTTCTGGATTTAGTGGAGGTAGTAAACCATCAACTCAAAGACTAGATAATGCAACAGAGATTTTTAAACATGATGATTGGATTTCATATTCTGCAAAAGATACTGTTACTTATGGTGAAAGTGAACAATCTCAAATGCATAAAGATTTGATTTTAAAACATAAAAAATCTATGGAATATGCAATTTTAGGAATTGGTAGAAAATCAATCTCTGATGATGGTAATGGAAATTATGTAAGAACTGCACTTGATGCTGATGCAACTTTAGCTGCAAGAATGTCATTAATTGCTAGTCCAATTTTTAGAAGTGGTGAGGGAACAAGTCCTGCTGATGCTTCTCAAATGGCAGGTATATTTCACTTTCTAGCAAATACTGATTTATCACAAGCAAATATAAATGGTTCAAACTTTAGAGATTTAACTGATTTCTCAAATGGTTGGTTAGGAAATATTAAAGCTTTTGATACAGCTAATGATTGGACTGGAAACAGACAATTAATTGATAGAAAACATATCAATCAACTTATTAGAAAGATGACAGATATGGGAGTAAAACCATCTGATGGTGCTTTTGATTTATATACTGGTGGTGATTTATTAGAATCAATTACAGATATGTACAAAGATTTTAGAAGAAGCAATGCAACTGATAAAGAAGTTGGATATGTAGTTGAAACAATTATCACTCCTTTTGGAAAAGCAAGAGTTCATTATCACGCAGATTTTAATGAAGTAAATGGATTAAATGATGTGATTTTATGTGGTAACTTCTCATATTTACAAAAATCATATTTAACTGAAACAAAAAAAGAAACACCACAAACAAGTGAAACAGCAGAGTTATTGAGATACTACTCTGATATGACACTTGCAGTTAGAAATGCTTATGCATTTGCAGCAGGTGTTGGGTTGAAAGCTTAATTTATAGGGGTGTCTTAGGACACTCTTATTAAGTTAAGGAAAGGTTTTATTTATGACATTCTCAGAGTTTAAAAGATTAGTTGAATTATATACTCAAGATTCACAAGCGAAAATGCCTGTAAAGTTTGAAGAGTGGCAAACACTAATACAAAGGTCAATAATTAATTTATCAAATAAGATAACAATTGATGAGTTTGTTATAGATGTAGGAATACCAAGTGATGTATTGAGATATTTAGTATTCAATGACAATGAAAAAGTTTCAATAAAAAAACCAGAAAAAATTGAAGATGAAAAAGCAGAAGTAAATATAAATGACCAACTTGTACTAGCAGTAATCTTTGATATAGCAGAAGTTCTAACAAGAGATTTAAGCATAAAACAAAAGTTGATATTAGAAAGAGAAGAGGTTACGAATAACTATGTATGGAATAAATTTACAAGCAAGGAAGCATCAAAATGATTAACGATATTTCAGTTCTATTAAAAATATATTTTTCAATATTTTATTCTTACATATTGATTTCTCTTGATTATGCGGGAATACCTGAAAAGACTTTTGTTGTTTTATGTATTTTAATGACAGTTGATATATTTACGGGGATTTGGAAAGGATATATACTAAAAGAACTTTCATCAAGTCCAATAACAACAGGTATTATAAAAAAGTCTGGATTGCTGATTGCTCTTTATATGATTTTTTTAGGTGTTTCAGTTGTACCTGAATTAAATTTTATAGGAAATTTATTTGTTGGAATGTTTATATTAGCTGAATTGATTAGTATTGTTGGAAATATCGTTGCTATTAGAGAGAAATATAAAATTTCAGAACATGATGCCCTGCTACAAGTTAGTGAAGTTTTAAAAGATTTATTCAAGAAAAAAGGGAAAACAGATGATATTCAATAATTTAATTTCAAAACTAAGTACAAATCTTTTATTAGGTGTTATTGGTGTGTTAATTGGTGTTGTTTTTGCACTAGGTATATATAGCTATTTTACAAGCAATAGTTTAAATAGCACAAGAGAAGACCTTACTAAAAAAGATATTGAATTAAAAGATACTAAAGAAGCTTTTAATACAGCAGTTAAAGAATATGAAAATCAACTTGTATTTGAAAGAGATAAAAATACTTTTCAAGAAACAACTTTAAGAGAAAAAGAACAAGTTATAAAATCAAGTGAAAAGGTAAAACTTGAACTTCAAAAAAGAAAAAAGGAGATAAATCAAGATGAAAAAAATTGTCCTAAGCTTGGTACTTTTAAGCTTTAATCTTTTATTTATAGGTTGTGCAACAAACGAACCTCAAATAATTATTAGACCTAAGACTGTATGTTTTGAATTTGAAAAATATAAAATAAATGACCCTTTAGACATAGATGCTCCAGAGTATGATTTAGGTCTTGCAAATGCAAGAAGTGAAGAACTACATGATGGTATAAAATTTTATGAATCTCAAATTGATAGATATACCACTTATTGTAAAAAACAAATAGAAGTTGAAAAGGAAAAATAATGGCAAATATTAAAGATAGTATGTTCCTTTTAGCTGATTTGGAACATAGTGGAAAAGAGGACCAGGTACTACATAAAAATGAATTTGAAAATGGTTTGACTTTTTGGGGTATCTATGAAAAAGAAAATCCTAATTGGGATGGTTGGATTGTAGTTAAACAAGTTTTAAAAGAAATAAAAGATATCAAAGAAGCTTCAAAAAAACTATTTAAAAATCCTTATCTTTTTGAATTGGTTATGAAATTTTACAAAAAAGAGTTTTGGGATAAAATGCAATTAGACCTAGTAAATAGCCAAAAAATTGCAGATGAAATGTTTATTTTTGGAGTTAATGTTCATTGGAAAGTTTCAGCAAAAAAAGCCCAAAAACTAGTGGGAGCAAAACCAGATGGTTTTGTAGGAAATGAAACAATAAGATTATTAAATGCCTATGATGTAAATAAATTTGATGTTGAATTTGATGAATTAGAAAAACAATATTATGCTGATGTTATTAAGGCTAAACCATATCTAGTTAAATATAAAAAGGGTTGGGATAAAAGAGCCGTATATGTATTCTTAGATAATCAGAATAATTTCATGGTAGCTTAAAGGTTAGAAAATGAGTAGTAAAATAATACCAGTCGGATTTGATAATATTACCATTCTTAGAGGTAGCAAATATGTTGGACTTTGGGAGTGGGATAATTGTGATTTTGAGGGTAGAACTGCAACAATAAAAATAAAAAATATTCATCCTGATTTTAAAGATAAAAAAAATGCTTGGGAAGTTGGTACTGCAAGAGTTGAACCATTAGATATAGATGGGAACCCATATAAAGGCAGAGTAGAAATAGAACTTACAAAAGAAGAAACTTTTTTATTATCAATCCCAGAAGAGGAAGAATTTTTATATGATGAAGAGGGAGGATATTATTCTGTACTAAATATCATTTTAGATGATGGAACAGTAATATTAAGTGCAAATGTAAAGGTTATAAATAGTCTTGAAGTAGAGACATTAGATTACTTAGTTGATGAAAAAGATAAGGCGGCTATTATAAATGAAAAGCTAGATACTATAATCGCAAATAATGCTGATTTTGTATCGCAAAGAGATATTCATTTAAAAACTTTAGAAGATGCACAAGTAAATATTGATACACAAACTAAAGACATTACAACAAAGCACGAAGAAATAAATAAAATTAAAGAAGATGTTATTTCATTAAAAGATGAAGTTGAAACTATTTTTGATAATTTTGATGATAGATATTTAGGTGTATTCGATACTGCTCCAATCTTAGATAACGATGGAGAAGCACTTGAAGTTGGTGCAATATATTTTGATAAAATTGATAAAGAATTAAAATTTTACAATGGTGATTCGTGGGATAGTCCAGTAGGTGCTGCACAAACTTATGCAAGACAAGCAAGTCAAAGTGCAAGTGATGCAGATACAAGTAAATTAGCTACAAAACAAATTGAAGATAATGTAAAGCTAATTGAAGAAGCAATAAATAAAAAATCTAATAGTATATTGGATTTAGTAGTTGAATCAAATACATTAAATGATAGTGAATCAGCAACAGTAAACTATGACTCACAAACTGGTGTAATGACTTTTGGAATACCAAAAGGTAAACCTTTTACTTATGCAGATTTTACTAAAGAACAATTAGATAATTTACAAGGTAAAGATGGAATAAGTGCTTATGATATTGCTGTTAAAAATGGTTTTAATGGTACAGAGCAAGAGTGGCTAGATTCTTTTGGTTTATCTAATGATTTAAAATCTGAAATTGAATCAGTTAAGGTTTCTAATGTATCAATAGATGCTATAAGTAAAGAACTAGTTATAAATTACACGGATAATAAATCTAAAAAATTAAGTATAGATGATATTATTTCTCAATCAGAAATAAATAAAAAAATACAAATTGGAGTAATTCAATCAACAGATAGAAACTCTAGTTATACACAGTTATATGGCACAAATAGTATTCACAATGAGACTATACAATATAATCAACATGATGTTTTTAATGATAATAGTTGTTATGCTACTTATAAGTTTAATGGTGATGCAAATGATTTGAGTGGTTTATATAATGGTGTGGCATCAAATATTAGTTATGTTACAAGTTCTCACGGGCAAGGTGCATCTTTTAATGGTACAAATAGCAAAATTGATATTACAAATATAATCTTACCAGACACAATTACTGCAACTTTCTATCTTAAGATAAACTCTTTTAAAGATCAAATGTTTTTAGATTTTGGTGATGGTCGTTGTATCTTTATGTATAGCAGTTTTGATAAGAGGTTAAGGGCTCAATATGCAAATGTTAATAATGCAAATACATCATCTACTAATGTATTAGAATTAGGAGTAACATATTTTGTAGTGGCTACAATCACAAAAACTTCTGTTACTTTGAATTTAGATAAAGTTACACAGACTAAAACTGCTTGGAGCAACTATATAAATTCTAGGGGTAAATCAATAGGATATAGGAATGATAATTCACTATATGCCAACTGCACAATAGACCAACTTAAATTATTTAATAGAGTTTTAACAGCTGAGGAAATTAATTTTTTATATACAAATACAGTTGACTCATATACAGTATCTAAGATTCAAATTGATAATGGTATTTTTATGTATGCTAAAGGAATGTTAGGCGAAGTATATATAAAAGAGTTTCAAGAGTTCACAGGTGAAGTTGAGATAAATTCATTATCTGATGGTTGGAAATATGTAGCAAAAGATGAGAATAATGTATTTAGCTTTCATACAGAAAAACCTACTATTGGTAAGAATGGAACATCTATTTATTTTTTAAATGGCTGTTTATATGATAAAGATGATGTTCTTATTTCACCTGCTATCTCTTTTTTAAAAGATAAAATTAGAATATCTAACGGCTCGATTGTTGAAATGGTTGATGCTGAAATACCAAGAACTATTAGCCCTGCTAAGTCAGATTATATTATTTCACCAAATGGAACAAAATATAAGATTATAGTTGATAATAATGGTGTCCTATCAACTACTTTAGTATAAAGAATTGAAATATGGCAGATAATAACAAAGTTTCAAAAGTAAGTTCTAAAACTATAACTCAATTCAAAACAGATGAAAAGCCAAAAATTACACAAGAAAAAAAGATATTAAAACAAAATAGTATCGGAAGAATAATTCCTGATGATGCTTTAAGAAATATAAATCTTTCAACAGTTCCAAGTGTAATAGAAGATGCAATAAAACAAATGGCTTTAAGTGTTGAATCTAAAGTTTTAGCAAATGCTTTATTGCTCCAAATTCAAAGAGATATAGAAAACTTAGGTGATGCAATAGTAGAAAAGAATTATATTGATGAACAAGTGACTTATCTTACAAATATTGTTAACCAAAAATCAAATAAAGGTGATGTTGCTTCAATTGTAGATAGTAAGTTAGCAATGGTTACTCCTACTCTTGCAACAGCAAATCAAGTAAAACATTTAAGCAGTAGATTAGATGAAAGCCAAAGTAGTATAAATGAAGTAAAACAAACAATAAATACTGAAAAAGAAGCTTTAATATCTATGATAGAAGAGGCAGAGGCTAAAGTTGATGAGAATTTATCAAATTATAGTGCTGTATTAAATATAACAGTTGATAAAGATGGGAATATTGTATCTCAAAAATTAGAAAGTTTATTAGCACAAAATGCTAGAGCAAATATAAGTATAGATGAAGATAATAAAATTACATTAGATAAGGATGGAAATTTTACAGCTTATGTTGCTAAATTCATAAATGATGGTAATGGGAATATTGTAGGCTTTCATTTTTCAGATAGTAATATCGCTGAGTCTAGTTTTGGAATAAATGCAGATACTTTTAAAATAAGTTCTAGCAATAAGAGATATACACCATTTAAAATAGAAAATGAAAATATATATTTTAATGGAAAAGTTTCATTTACTAATATCCAAAGTAGCGAAGATGATTGGAGAGTTGAAGTTCAAAAAGCATTAGACAATAATGCTACATATATTGATGGAAGTAAAATTATAACAAATGAAGCTTTTGTAAATAATCTTAATGCTGTTGGTGGAGTTAGTGCAGACACAATAAATGGGAACACACTCAATGGAATTGTAATTAATGGAGCAAGAATAAATGGTAGTGTAATTAAAGCTTCATATCTTGATTTAGATGGTGAATTAGAAGTTCTTACAAACTATCATATTTCAGTAGCAATGTATACAGCAAATCCTACTTTATATAAAGATGCAGTTTATGTTTCTTCTGATAAAGAGTATAGGATTCCAAGTATTAGTAATATTTCTTCTATTGAGAAATTAAAAGATATGTCTGGAGCAGGAACACATAAATTATCTTCTGGGCTATTTTCTTATGCTACTGCAAATGTAGGACACAATAACAAAGCTGTAAAAGTAAAACCTACAATAATATTCTATAAATGTAATCATATATCATATGGTTTGAGTGAAAATATGGTTTTACAGTTGTCGCATACTAGTGCATCAGGAAATGGAACTTTTAGTTTTTTTATAGGAGATTTATTACTTATAAGAATAACTACTTCGGGTAATTTTGATTCTGCGACAATATCTTATACAGGGTTAGTGGGAAGTGGCTCTATTTCGAATAGTTACGGTATCACAGATAAAGCTTTATCTTATAATGGTATTAGTTTTACCCTTAGGAGTTCAAAATATAAAAATATGGCTTCAAGAGGTAATAGTGTACTTTTATTTATTAATGGAGATAGCACTGTTAATCTTGATAGTAATTGGACATCAGGTGAAATATACATGGTTTCTGAAAACTCGGGCGGGATTCTTTCTATGTTTAGATTACCTGCGATTTCAATAAACAATATGATTTAAGGAGTATAAAATGAGTTTAAATATGATAGCACCAGTAGATATAGTTGAAGTATCAAAAGAACTTTTTAAAATTTTAGATGATAAAGAAAAGAAGTCTAAAGATGATATGAAAAAATTCTTAGATAAAACGAATTTATCAACAGAAGATAAAACAAAAAGATATGCAGAATTTAGTGCTAACTTATATACAATATCTATTCAAAATGGATTAAACAATGCTATTCAAGTTGTTATTGAAGATAAAAGAATAGATTTACAAGATAAGTTAAATAAAGCACAAATTAAATTATATGAAACACAAAATGGAACAGAAGTACAAAAAGAATTAACAGCAAGACAAGAGGTATTATTAGCACAAGAAAAAGTAGAATTAGCGAAACAAGAATTGGAATTAAATAAATCTAAGATGTGGTTAGAAAATGCAAAAGCAATGGTTGGTTTTGATGCTACTGTTTCTCAAACTTTAAGTGAAGCTAGAACAAGTGGTGCTGAAATTACACAAACACCAAAAAATTATACTTGTCCAGTAACTAATCAAGTTGTTAGCTTTGAACATATAAGTTTAGCTGCAGCTAGTGCAACTGATAAAACGAGAGGAGTTAAAGGACTTCAAATGTTACAACTTGAAAAACAAGCTAAAAGTTTTGATAATCATACTATGACACAGTTAGGTAATCAAGTTATGCAATTAGCATCAAGTGCAATAAGTGAGGGATTAACAAATATTACAGGATTATTAAACACTCATAAATCAATTATTGATATTCTTACAAATAATACTGTATCAAGTGGAAACTATACATCAATTAAATAGGTTTAAAAATGAGTACTGTATTAATTCCTTATCGTGGTGATTTAGTAACTGCAAGACTTAGTTACAGAAAAGAGAAAAAAAGAGTTGCTAGAAAGTTCAAAAGAAAATTATTAGAGGTATGGGATTTACAAAAAGTTGCTCTATGGAGTAGTGGACATTACATAAATACCAAAATAACAAGACTTTTAGGTATTGAAAAAGATTTCTTAAAAGGTCAAGATACTAGTGGCATAGAAAAATTTGGAGTTAAATTAACAGCAACAGCAGATATAAATAAAATACTATCTTTAAGTGAAGAGCAAAAAGAATTTTTGATAAATAAAGCTTATGGTATTTTCAATAAATATGGAAGAAAAATATCAATCTCTTATGATAGTCCTCAAGTTTATCATTATGATATTTACCATGAAGATATAGTTGATAATAAAGTAGTCTATGTAGAATCTGAAGATTTTGAGGATAATGATGCAGGATTAGCACAAAAGCTTTATAGTTTGATGGTTGCGTATATGATTGAAAATGATAGTCCAGATACTGTTGATGATTGGAATAGTGTAAATCCTGATAGTGTAGATTTTTGGAATGGTAAGGCTCAATCTAAATTAAAATTTTATACTTATGAAGTAGATAAACAAGATATAAGCAGATTAATAAAAGATAGAATATTTACAATAAGAGAATATAACACTTTAGGAGTAAAGAATCTAAAAGCAACTGCAAAAACTATTGACCTAAGTTTATTTGATGAATTACTAGATGAAGATATTGATCCATTAAAAATTAAAGAACTTGATGGTGAAGAATTTTTAATATATATTCAAACACATTTAACTACATGGCATAAAGAGAAGCCTAAGAAATGGTATCAAAAAGGTTTCTTTGGTTTTATAATGATTGTTGTCGTTGTAGTTGTCGCAGTTGTATTACAACAATATTGGCTTATTGGTGTTACATTAGGTACTGCTCTTGTCGTCGCAGGACTTATTTTATCTGTTACTGGTGCATTAATAGGAAATGAAGTAATGGTAATAGGTGGACAAGTAGTTTCTCTTATTGGTGGTGGTATAAATATTGCCAATGAATATATAGCACAACAAGCCGCAATGGAAACTGCTAAAACAAATATGATAAATGCAGGAATGGATAAAGTAGCAGTAAACCAAATAATAAATAGTGCAACAGATGATATATTGCTTGATACAATGTTAGGTGCAGGTAAATTTGCTTTAAAAGCTTATTCTACTTTTGGTGGCAATTTAATAGGAAAAGAAATTGAAGAACAACAAAATCAGAATCAAACACCAGTAGATAAAATAAATGAATTATATGTAAGTGAAGATATGGAATGGGATTATGTAAATCAATTCATGCCTGAATATGTTATTGCTAGTTCAATGAAGATTATGTAATTTAGTGTGTCAAATTTGTACAAAAAAATGATATATCAAAAGTAATTTTTGATAGGTTAAAAAAAATAAAATGAGTTGTAAGAGTGCTATTAAAGGCTTAGTCTAATTTATTTAATATATCACTTTTAGTTTTTCGATTAATTTTTAGTTAATTCTATATTAATGCTTATGATTTATAATTTCTTTACTTAAGTTTATAACTTGTTTTGTAAACTTAACTCATAGGTGTATGGATTAAACTCTTTGTACGTTCGTTTCCTTGA